CACAACCACACCATCATACTCGTTGCCCCAAGCCTCCAGACTTATGTTGGGCGCTGCTGCGTTACCACCGACACACTGAACCAACTCACGGACCTCACGTGGCGTCATCATATTCTTAACGAGTGCCAGAAGAGGATACTTACTCAGACAGCCCCCCACCGGTTTGCGCTTGTGCGCCGTCCTCACGTCAACAGATCCATAAGGAGTGTACGACTCGAGTGAACGGGGTACCAGGTGCTGTACGACGTCAGGCGTGCCACTTGAAACCTCACGTCTAAAAGACGCGCTTTTCATAGCCGACTTAACCGACGTACGTAACATTTGCATAGCGAACCGTTCAACGGGGGAGGCGACATTGGTCAGGTAATCTATCGTCGCAGCTTCCGGACACGTAGCAAGGAATGCTCGATCCTTCTGCTCTTCTGTCGGGTCGACATACTTGATTACATCGACATCCATCCTCAACCTTGACCCGGCACTTATGAACTGTGGTCCTGCACCCAAAGCTACACGCCCACTCAGAAAAGGGACCACCACACTCTCGGATAGGCCTGTCATACGGACTACGCTCCTTATTAGCAGCGTATGTAGATGGTAGTCCCCTCCGCGGTTTATGAGGGTCCTAGACGACTGAACCATAGTTTGTAAGGCTTCCAAAGGTGACAGTTTAACATCCCCAACCCAATTGCCTGACACTATACTCGACACACACCTCGCGTAATAGCCCACTGCATAGGTATTTGTTATGGCGACACGCAAGAATTCAGAAGTAACACTACCAACGCTCTGTTTTGTTGGATTCAACCTGCACTCAGTATTGCGCATGCCAGACAAAACCTTACTTGCGTCAGCGTACGTCTTACACGACATATAGACATCATCACCAACATGCATTGAAGTACAAGATCTGTAGACTGACTCGCCGATACCTACTCGTATATATGCACTGTTTAGGATGGTGTTTAGAAACGTAGTCGCACGGTGCCCAGACATGAGCGTACCAGCTGCGGTTCCTACAT